GCCTCAGGTGCCATTCCCATCATGATACTCCTTTTGTACACATCCGTGTACATCAGATCTTTCGTGACTCCCCAATCCCACATCGAATTGTCCGAATCACGAGCCGTATCACTAACGGTCTTCACTCCCTTCGCCAAAGAAAACCAGCCTGCTTGTGTAGCTGGCATTCCACTCTTGCTAGTACAGATTTCCCAGTTTTCAATCATCAAGTTATCCAATGGCTTATAAAGCATCTTGTCCACTATCTGATCTACGACCGAGAGATTCCATATCAAACGGAATACTCTGTCCAGCACCTTCTGAAGATCGTGCGGCTCGTTCTTGATCATCATACGAGTTGGATCAGTCAAATTGGCCCTGACAAAATCCAAAGGACGCATCTCATACTTTCCCTCCCCTACAGCGGAAAGGATAGCACATATGCGCGCCCACACAATCTCCCACAATCGTTGGTAATTCACATGAGAAAAATCACTGTTCTTACGATTACTCGGATCGCAAGCCCAGGGAAAACCCGGACAACTGTCCTTGGGAATCAAAGATTCCTCCCCACTAATCACCTCCTTGAACCTTTGCAATGTGGCTTTATAACTCCAATCGTCGTCAAAAATTTTCCACGTCGCCATTTTCTTAATTGTTCTGGCGGTTCTCGCCATAATCAAATTTGGGTCATATTCACCAGTAATCAGCACATCTCCGCGCTTCTTGTCTAACTTGGCTATATGAGCCACCAGAGAGTTGTACTCAGCAACTCCCCCCCTAGGTGGCATCTCCATCTGCGCTAAATCAGGGTAAATTCCCGTCATATACGCAAACCCCTCTACTTTCTTCACAGTCCGCGGAGGCTCGAAGTCTCTGCCTATCGGACGACTCGTCCCAGCTACACTCCAACACAACCCTTTTCGATTATGCACATCCTTATACACTTCACTAAAAGGCAGCGTCATCTCTCTTTCAAGAATGCCACTGTTACTCGCTCCGTAGAAGCTCTTCCACCAGATTACGCCTTGTTCCTGGCGGCTTCCACTTTTGCTGCCGTCTTCACTTTCCTGTCCACTGTATCCCACCACGTGTTTGGCTGCATCAGGGCTACGGCTACTTTGTACGGGGCTTTCGCTATCACCGCCATCGTTGCTTTGCACTGCTCTACAGTCATCTCCTTCACTGGTGTACCAATTGGAACTGGCAAATTCTTCACATTCAAGACAGCTAAAACGGTTCCCTTGTTTCCACTCGGGTCTACCACTCTCAGCACCCCTTCCGCTGTCTTTGAACTTTCGCTCTCCGGAAGGCCATTGTTTGTTTTCGGAGTTTCTTGGCCCGCTATGTTTAAAATCTCGTCCTTGTTTTTCACTTTGGCCGGTCCTTTTCCCTTCGCGATCTTTCCACTCTCCTGAACAACGTCAGCTGGCATGGGTACTTGGTTGATGACACCTTGGGTTTTTGTGGTATCAGCAATCCTTTTCTCCTCCAACTGCGCGAGCATGCGTTCTTGGGTCTTGAGGGCTCTTTCCTTGTCCTCCAGAGCTTTCTGCTTATCTTTCAGCTTCTGCTCCTTCGCCTCATTTTCTTGAACCACACGGGCCTTCATTGTTCGAATTTCACCAGAATACTTGTCATCATGGAGTCGGGTCATCAACTCTTCTAATTCTTTCTTCTGTCGTGCGAACAAAGCCAGGGTCTCCTCATGGATTTGGCCTTTCATCGAATCCAGTTTCTTTTCCAGCTCTTCAGCAACCACTGTTGTAACTGCAATCGAATCCTTCTTCAACTGTTCCTCCTTCTCCACTTTTG